ATATTATATGTATTTTGCAGCAGGAAAAACAAAAATGATAGAGGTTAATGGTTTTTTTGAAGAATCACATATACCCATTTCATGGCATGAAACACTACGAGAAGCAGAGGCGGCACTAGATATTATAGTGGCAAATGAAAGTTCCGATAATACCATAGAAGAATTTTTTATTGGACGTAAGCGTTGGGTTGCTGAAACAATTGATGATTATGAAGTTAGAATTATGGCTACAAGGCCGAAGGTAGAAACTTAAACTTAAACTATATAAATATAACAAAGTATGAGGTATAAATAAAGGTATGGCATATACTTACACTTCAACATCAGGCGGAACTACATCAAGTACTACTCAAAGTACCGGTACGAATTTGCCACGCGGTGGTAATATACAAAGTTCTAGTGTCGATCGTTATAGTGATTTAAATTTACAGATGATAATACATCCACAGAAAAAAGATATTATACCAATAACTGGTGAGCAAGCTGTTAAGAACGCAATACGAACTTTATTGTTAACAAATTTTATGGAAAGACCATTTCAGCCTAACCTTGGTGCAAATTTAAGAAGTCTATTATTTGAACCTAATGATGCTGTTACTCGATTAGCACTAAAAGATGCTGTATTAGCAGTATTAGAAACACACGAACCAAGAATAGAACATATTAATGTTTTGATTGAAGCGACTGCTGATGAAACAGCGTATAGAGCTATAGTAGTATTTAGTATAAAAGAAAACGATTCAGTCCAAGACGTTGAAATTAATTTAAGAAGATTAAGGTAAAGAGATATGGCCTCAAATTTAAATGTATCAGAACTCGATTTCGATCAAATAAAAGATAATCTAAAAAACTTTATGAAGTCACAATCACAATTTAAAGATTATGACTTTGATGGATCAGGTCTTAGTGTTCTATTAGACATACTTGCATATAATACTCACTATAATGCAATGCTAGCACATTTTGCTTTAAACGAAGCATTTTTAGATTCGGCTCAGATTCGTGGTAATGTTGTATCGCGAGCTGGTCTACTTGGTTATGTGCCTCGATCTGTTCTAGCACCAAGAGCAACTGTTAAGTTAGTAGTAGATGTAACAAATAATGATTCAATCAATTTACCTACTACTCTAGTATTAGAAAGAGGTACTAAGTTTACTACAACTGTTGATGGTGTATCATATACTTTTTCTGCAATAGAATCTCAAACATCAATTAGAGCTGATGTTGAAATAGAGGGCATACAAACAAAAACATTTACTTTTGATGCTATACCTATAGCAGAAGGTACTGTACGTTCATTGTCATATCGTGTTGATAATGATATTGAAAACCAAAAGTTCCAAATATCAGATGCTGATGCTGATACTTCATCGTTAAGAGTACGAGTTCAGAATAATCAACAATCAGAAAGCTTTGATAACTATCAAGTATTTACAACTTTACAAGACGTTGTATCAGATACTCAAGTATATCACTTGCAAGAAAATTCAAGTGGCTTCTATCAAATATTTTTTGGTGATGGTATTATTGGTAAGAAACCAGTTAATGATAACATTGTAACTCTTGATTATCTTGTGACACAAGGTATTGCTGCAAACGGTGCTAATATATTTGATTTGGTAACAGCGTTCCCAACATTGAACGAACCAGATATTAGTGTTACAACAGTAATTAACGCAAATGGTGGTTCGGCTGCAGAAACAACTGAGTCAATACGATTTAATGCTCCTATTACTTTCCAAGCACAGGATCGAGCTGTAACTTCACAAGATTATGCTGCTATCATTCAAAAGAACTTTGCAAACATTGAATCAATATCAACATGGGGTGGTGAAGATAATCTTATTCCAGATTTCGGTAAAGCATATATTAGTATTAAACCTCTTATTGGCGACGCATTAACTACGAACGAAAAAGAAGAAGTTAAAAGTATTATTAAATCTAAAAATATTGTATCAATTACTCCTGAGATTATCGATCCTGAGTTTACTAATCTTGAGCTTGATGTAATTTTTAAATATAACCCATCAGTTACAAGTCGATCAAATTCCGCATTAGAATCGTTAGTTAAAGACATTGTATTAGATTATAACTTTAACCAGTTAAATCGTTTTGATGGAGTGTTTAGACATTCGGAGTTATTAACACTTATCGATTCAGCAGATCCTGCTATTACAAGTTCTACGATACGACCATTCTTATTTAAAACAATTGTTCCTTCCGTAAGCCGTGTAAAAAATGATTTTACTTTAAGCTTTGCTGGTTCTTTCTTCATTCAGCCAGGTAAACCATTTAATATTTCAAGTACAGCATTTAAATTTAATAGTGTAGATCATTTCTTCGGTGATACTGAAATAGCTGAGTCTAATAATAGAACAGTTGTAATATATAAAATTGTAAATAACGAAAATATTATTGTAAATGGAAACGTTGGACTAATTAATAGCGATACTGGTATAATTACTTTAAATGATTTTGCTCCTGATGATACAACACCAATAAGAATTACAATATCGCCTAATTCATTAGACCTCGCACCAAAAAGAAATCAAATTATTAATATCGATTCTTCAAAAATTAACACTACAGGATCAGTCGATAACATTGCATACTCTGGCTCAGCTGGAACGATCAATTATGCAACTACTAGTAGAATGAGATAATATATGGCTCAGCAAAGTTTAAAAAATCTAGATTCATTTTCAAGAGGTTATATTGAAGACGTAAGATCAAAAGTAGATTTTGATACTACGCGCCGAGCTATTATAAGTTCAAGTGTTGAAGTTGTGACAAGTGTTACGATGGATTCAATACCAGCAAGTGTTCTCGATGGAAGTATTCCTGCAGAAATACAAAATCCATTAGTTGGTAAAGTTATATCGGGTAAAGGGATTGTTGGTACACCTCGAGTGACAGCTATATCTGCAGATCGACTTACAATTACGTTTGATCAGCCACAAACATTAGATGCCACTTCAGGTCCAATTGCTCTTACTTTTAGTGATACAAATTCAGGTATAGATCAATATGAATTAACTGGGTCTGCTAAGTCAAGGTCTAAAGAAGATATTCGAATTGATGATTTAGTCCCAGAAGAATTATTAGAATACGCAACAAATTCTGCGTATGGAAGTAATGATACTGGCGGTATACGTACATTCTTAGAATCTTATTATAAGTTCATGAACTTGGAAGAGTTTACTTATAAAGATGTAGAAGTATTTGAAGATGTTGTTATTGATAACCAAGCTATTTTTAGAATTAATGTTCCAAACAAATTTTTCCAAAGAAATTTAGTATTAGCTGCAAAATTCTTTGATGCTGATGGACTACCTTTGCTTGTTGGTAACGAAGACGGGTCTCCTTCTCTCGTAGGAGACGATATATTATTAAATGATACTGCTCTATTAACTGTTGGGCAAAGTTACCAAATTACGGGCTTAGGAGATGGTTCAGAAGCTAATATCGCTATAGGTATAAACAATATAACGGGACAAGAAGAAAATTCATATGCCGTAAATGATGTATTTGTTGCAACTGATGTTGGTACAGCTTATGATGCAACACAAGGTTCGACACCAGTAAGTGTAAAATTACTTTCATACCCTACCGTCATTGATGATATTTTTACTAAAAATGTTAGTATTAGTAATGCAAATAAATTACCCGGAAGATTAGAAAACTCATCTGAACCAACAGGTAGAACTTTAAATATTACTGGTCTATCTCCAAGATTAAATAAACGTAAGATTAGAATGGAAACTTACGTTTATAATTATATCGAGGCTGGCCCTTCATATCGTTTAAATACAATAGAAGATTCTCTAAATCTAAATGAAGCTCAAGAAGAATTTTTAGATTTAATGCAAAAAGAAATTGCTCCTGCATTAGATAAAACTTCGCCAGTTAATAAAAGAGCGGTATATGAAAAGATAATCGATTTTTATAAAATACGAGGTTCTTTTGAATCGATTAAAACATTCTTTAAGTTATTATATAACGAACAAGAAGTTCAAGTTAACTATCCGTGGGATAATACACTTAAGCCTTCTTCAGGTCTCTATGATCCTAAGTCTGCTTTTGCTGTAAATTATAGTCAGACACAATTAATTGAATCAAGTGATAACGCCAATAATGATACGTTTGGTAGATCTATTTCAGTAAGTGGTGATTCTTTTGCGGCTGGTGCACCACTCGAAGATGCAAACGGTACTGATTCTGGTGCTGTTTATGTATTTACCACTACAAACAAAGGCACGACATTTGCTGAAGAAGCAAAAATTGTAAGTACTGCTACAGATGCTGATACAAATTTTGCTGATGATAATTTCGGTCAATGTGTTGAATTATGTGGAGATACTTTAGCAATATCTGCACCAGTCGATGAAACTACTCTTGGTACAGCATCTACTGGTTCAGTTGAAATATGGGAACGTAGCAAAAATGCGGCTGGAGCTAATGTTTGGACGTTTAATTCTAAAATTATAGCTCCTACAGCAGGTGAAAGATTTGCAAATGGTAACGAATCTGTTTCTTTAAGCGGTGATTATCTTGCAGTAAGCCATGTTGGTTTTAATGATGATCCTACTAATACACCAGAAGGCGCGGTAGTAGTATATAAAAGAGTTGGATCAACGTGGGTTGTATTACAGACATTAAGAGCTCCTACTACATTAAATTCAGGGGCAGCTGCAAATAAAGGATTTGGTGAAACTGTTGTATTAAAGGGAAAATACCTCGTTGCTTCTTTTCAAAATTATTCAACAGCTTCAGTATCAAAAACTGGTAGAGCAGTTGTCTATAAGAAAAACGATATTACTGGCTTATACGAACAAGATGGAATATTACAACCAACAAATGATATTTCAAATCAGCTCTTTTCAAAAGCAATTGATATTACAAACGTAGAAAATGGATCACCACGGCTTGCTATAACAAGCCGGGATAATCCGTATCATACTATATACATTTTCGAAAGAGGTCACACACTAGGGGATAGTACAGCAGAAGAAGCTGCTTCGTGGCATCCTTTAAATTCTCTTCCAAGTACTGTGATTCCTAGTATACGAGATAATACAAACTATGGCGATATTGTAAGAATAAGCGGCGATAATTTAATTATTGGTGAGAATGGGTATGATGAGGTAGATGCACCTAATAACGGTAAAATATATCACTATGAATATAATAATGATACTAATATCTGGGATTCAAAATTACAATATAGAGGTGATACGGGTGTAACAAATTCCAACTTTGGTTTTGGACTAGATTTGTCAGATGATGATAAAGGCTATTTAATTGTTGGTGCACCCGGCGAGACTGATGGGACAGGAAATCAAAAAGGTTTTGTAAGGTCGTTTAATAGACCAGCTTTTGCTGGATCGTATACAACTACTGCAGGCTTTCTATCAGAGAAAAATATAAAAGTACATGACTCTGATTTTTATCAAAAGTTTTCTTATGTTGTAAAAGTAGGCCGAAACTTGTCTCAATGGAAAGAACCATTTGATAAGTTAGTGCATCCTGCAGGGTTTAAATATTTCGGTGAAGTATTACTTGTATTACAAGCGGTTCGTAATGTATTAGGCGATACTACACCTAATACAACTGTAGGAATAGGCGATGACACAGTTACATATTTAAATTCATATAGCGCATCTTCTGCATTTAGAAAAACAATGTCATCAATGCCCGGTATTCAACCTGGCTATATCGGTATTGAAGATATAGGTTTACTGATAGAAGCAGTTGCATCAGTCTTTGGTATTATTGGTCTAGCTAGAACAAATAAAGATGCTAAGCTGGCAATTAGTTCAGTTGCAGCAAATGGTGCAATTACTGGTATATCTATTGCAGAGCCAGGACATGGATATGCATCTGCGCCAACGCTTACAATAACTGGAGCTGGAGCCGCAACGTGTACTATTAATTCTAAGGGTGAAGTGAACAGTGTTACTATTACTACTGCTGGCACTGGATATAACACGCAAACTAATGTAGTAACTCAAAAATTATCTGAAGTTTCAAATTCAGGTACAGTAAGACAAATCGGTAAGACTAGTTCTACTACATTAGGTTTGCAGTTAATTGGATTAAATAATAAATCATATACATCTACACCATCAATTACTATTTCAGCACCAGATGCTCTTGAAGCAAATGGTCAACCATCGGCTTCAAATGTACAAGCTACTGCTACTCTTACGAGAAATGCTGGGACTGGAAAAGTTACAGGATTTACAATTACTAATCCCGGTAACGGATATCTAAATGATGCTGAGATAACAGTAGAATATGCACCAGAAAAGCGCGCTCCAAATTATACACATAAAAAGATTATTCCATCTAATCACGATGTTGAAATTAATGAAGTATTACCAGAAAATAATTATTTTGAACGTAAAAATTATGCAGCTAAAGAAAATCCTGCATTCTTAGGACATAAGAAATTTCAATCAAATTTTCAAATTCATCAGTTTGATAGCATCATAATAGAAGATATAAACACAACAATCAATGATGGAACTGCTATAAATAAATTAAACATACAAGCAAGTTTATCAGACGCAATTAAAGAAACTACACTATAGGAAAAGATCATGGCCGCAATAATATCGGGAAACTTTAGATCACTTAACGCTGCAGCTTTCGTCGATGAAATAAAAGGCGATAGAAGTAACGTATACATTGGATTAGGTAAATCTAGTCCATGGGGAGGAACCACTACAGCTAATACTAGTGATACTGATGCCCCTACACCAACTGACACATTAGAAGCAATTAACGAAGCACGTCAACAGCTTATCGGACTAAAATTAGTTACCGATTCTGACATATCGCATGTTGTACCAAGATATGATTGGAATGCAGGTGCTGAATTTGTCGCATGGGATTCTACTGATCCAGCTATTTTTGATAAAGCTTTCTATTGCCTAACTGCAGACTTTAAAGTTTATAAGTGTATTGTTGCTCCAGTTTCTGGTGGTGTATCTGATGTTCCAACACATACTGATGCAGCTATCACTGCAACGTCTGATGGATATTATTGGAAATATATGTATACTATCCTTGCTTCTGATTCTGAAAAGTTTTTAACAAACTCATATATGCCAGTTAAAACTCTAACAGAACAAACAAAAGGAACTGTTGCGGCAACAATTACAAATTCAACTACATTTACTCTTGACTTTGAAAATCCTAGGATTCAAGTAGGTCAAATTATTACTGCAGATAACACTGGCGGTACATCAAACGTTGATAGTGATACGACTGTTGTATCTGTAAGCGGTAAAACTATAGTAGCTTCTGCTAGTATTACAGCTTTATTTGATGGTAATATTGTTACCTTTGGTAATTTTTTATCAACCGATCCAAAGTTTTTGCAACAACAATCACAACTTACTTCTAGGGCTTTAGGCTCAGTCGGTGGTATTGAAAGATTAAAATTAATAAGTGCTGGTACTGGTTATAGTGATAGTGGAACCAATACGGGACTTGTTATAACTGGTGACGGTAGCAATGTTGCAACTCCAGGTACTATTAATGCAAATTATATTACTGGTGGTGCATTTACTAGTGATATTATTCTTACAGGAAATGCTGCTACAAATGGTTCTGGTTCTGATAATGTTGGTACTAATTTTAGTGTTGCACAAGCTACAGTCACTTCATCTGATGCTGGTGCTTCAGGCGCAGAATTTACACCCATTGTTGCTCCTCGTGGTAGACCAGGATTCAGCACAGCTAGTGCTAATGGTGGACATGGTACAGATCCAGTATTTGAACTTGGTGGTTTCTATGTAGGACTTAATGTTCAAATAAGTGGAACAACTGATACTGCAATTGCTAATACTCAAGACTTTAGACAAATATCACTCATAAGAAATCCTCTTATTGGTGGCGTAATTCCAACAAATCCAGTTTCAGCAATTAATACATTAAAATTTATTTCTTATGATACGGCTGGTGGTACTGCATATGCAGCAACAGGTGCTCTTTTAGCTACAGCTGCACAAGCAAACGATCATGTGATCGAAAATTCGCTTGGATTTAAAGGATATATAGTTAATGTAGATACAACTGCTAAGAGAATTTACTACTTCCAGAATGATCTAACCGGTTATGTTACACCTACCGATACTGATATGGTAATTAAGACTGGTGGGCAAACAGTTGCTGGATTTGCAATAACCGCAAGTTCAGATGATATAGGAATTGGTGCAGCACCAAATAGCTTTAATGCTGGATCTGGTGAAATGTTATTCCTTGAAAATCGTGATCCAATCCAGAGAAGTACATCTCAGATTGAAGACGTTAAATTAATTATAGAATTTTAATAAAGAGAAATTAAAATATGGCAATTACAACTTTAAATACGAATCCTAATAGTGCGTATACATTAGATGATTTCGATGAAACTAAAAACTATCATCGAGTATTGTTTAAACCTGGCGTTGCCGTACAAGCACGCGAACTTACACAAATGCAAACTGCCATACAGCGTCAGATTGATTATCATGGTCAACATAGCTTTACTGATGGTGCCAGAGTTGTAGGCGGCAAAGTTTCTCTTGAAGTCGAATATGATTATATTAAAGTAGAAGACGCATTTACAACTGGTAGTGCAGCTTTTGTTACGTCTTCTTATATGGGAGATTATAAAGGTAGTATCATTCAAGGCGCGACAAGCACAGTAAAAGCAAAGGTTCTTCAGGTTATTAATGCTGCTGGTACTGATGTTAATGATGCTACTAAAACTGGTATATTAGAAAGTAATTCAGGTGATGCAATTACCCTTTATGTTCAATATATCAGTGGTGATGGATCTACAGGCACTAATAAAACATTTTTAGCCGGTGAGGTAATTAAGCTTTTAGATTCAGCTGGTGATGAAATTGCTGCAAAGAAAACTCGTGTAGGTGGATTTGGTAATGGTGATACGCTTAATGGTGGAAGTGCTTCAACTGCAACTGCTATTGAATTTATTGGATCAGGCACATTCGTAGATGATGCTACAAATGATTCAGAATTAACTGCTGCTGAATCTGTAGGTGTAGGATCTGCTGTCAATATTGAAGAAGGTGCTTATTTTATTAAAGGTACCTTTGTTCATGTAAAAGATCAGTCAGTCATATTAGACAAATATTCAAATACGCCTTCTCACTTTATTGGTTTAGAGGTAACTGAAAGCGTTGTAGGATCAACTAGTGATTCGACATTAAATGATAACGCTGCTGGTACTACAAACCTATCTGCACCAGGTGCCGATCGTTATCAAATTGCTACTAAATTAATTAAGACTGCAAAAGATGCTACTCCTAACTCTGAATTTACTAAATATGTATTGTTAATGACAGTTGAAAATGGTATTGTTGCTTCTGATAAAGCACAAGGCGATCCAAAAAATACAACTGAGCTTACAAAAAGATTAGCTCGAAGAACAAATGAAGAATCAGGTAACTATAGTGTTGAGCCATTTAAATATGAAGTAAGAGAATATTTAAATAATGAAGGCGGTAATAATGGTTATAAGTCAGCAGCTACTATCATATCAGATGAAAGCACTGTAAGTAATACTACTGAAGCAAGAACATTTGGTGATAATCGCCTTGCATTTGGCATTCAACCAAACACACTGTATGTTGATGGCTTTAGAGTACAAAATTTAAAAACTGAGTATGTAACTGTTGAAAAACCTCGAACTGAGACTCTTCAAGTTGGAGATGTTGAACGAGAAATTAATTATGGTAATTACTTTTTAGTTGAAGCCAGTACCATAACAGGTATGCCTGATATTAATAAGTTTACTGTTGCAACATTACAAAACGCAAGTAATAATAGCACAGCGATTGCACACTTTAGTGACATTGAACAAGCTGGTCCTCATGCAGATAGAGGAGGTCAGCAAACTCTTACAATAGAACATATTGGTGGTACAGGTGCCGCAGCTTGGACTAAAACTACTGCTGCTGGAGTCACTTCTAATATCGGTGGTGAAGTTACCCGCGGTGGTACTTTTGATGATGCTGGCGCTGATATGACAAAGGGTCTTAAATTTAAATTGATTGTTGGCTATGACGGATCAATAACAATTGATATACTCGAAGGCGGTCAATATTATAATGTTAATAATGATTTTACGTTTGATCTTTCAGACATATTAGACGATTGCACTCAAGCTGATGATCTGCATCTAGATGGTACTGTACTTGGATTAGGTACATGCCGTTTTAGATCTTTAGAGAAGCATCCTGCAAGTACTGATAATTCGCTAATGCGATTGCATGTATTTGATGTAAATGTTACTTCAGGTTCATTGACACAAGTAAAACGATTTGATCAATTACATCCTGACGGAACTAGTGGTGCATATACACCATTCCTTGCACAGACTTCTACTGCTCAAGTTGGTAAATTATATTCTAATGCTAGAACTGGTCCTTCAACTATTCAAGTATTCCGTATGCCTTTCACTTCTGTTAGACACATGGGATCTCATAGTTCGGAAGTACCTCGTGGCAGAACTAAAAAGAGATATACATTTGAAAAAGGTTCAAATACAGCTACAAGTACAACATTTGATTTAGCTACTGGAGAATCATTAGTAGGTACAACTGGGTTTTTAACTCAAGACGATGCGGCCGGGGCAGTTTTTACTACTAATGTGGCAGAATCAGGTGGTACTGTAACAGTAAGCGGATTAAGTACTCAAGGTGATGCAGATTGTAATATAATTATTACAGTTGAAACTTCGCAATCAAGCAATAATACATTAAGAACAAGAACAATAGCTTATTCAAATACAAGTGCTGCACCTTTTGCTGCATATGCATTTGATGGGCACTCACCTATTCGCTTAAACAAAGCTGATGTTGCTAAAGTATACTATGCTTATGATGCAGCACAAGATAAAACTGGTACAGTTGCTTCTAGTGGCGGAGCTCTAGGTTCAACTACAATTACGTTAACTGCAGAAGTAACTGGAATTACTCCAGGCATGCAGATAGTAAAAAGTGTATCAGATGCGGGCAACCTAGAACCAATTAGTTATGGTCACGTTTCATCAGTAACTGCAGCCGGTGTTAATCCAACTGTAATTACTATTGATAGACCATTACCTTCTGCTGCTAACGGTTTTGGAATTACTCTTTTCAACAACCTAATAGGTCAGTTTGATTTTGATGACGGTCAAAGAGATTCATTCTACGACGAATCAAGATTAAATCCAAAAGGAGCTTCAGCTGCAATTGCAAATTTAAAGGTTAAGTTTAAATATTATTCTCATACTATTGGTGACTTCTTTACAGTAGATTCATTTACTGGTACTGGTGCTGCAGCTGAAAAACTGTCATACAGCCGTCAATATAAGTCAATTCCTTTAAGAGATTCTATTGATTTTAGACCTATTAAAGCTGTAACAAACGGAACAGCTGCTCCGACTTTAGGTCAAGAGTTTTCGTCTGGTACTGGTGCTATTACCGGTAAGTCACCCGCTGAAGGCCAACGTCTAGTTTCTGATATGGAATTTTACTTACCAAGGATTGATAAAATTGTAGTCGATAAAGAAGGAAACTATAGTACTGTATCTGGTAAACCTGGATTGAATCCTACTATCCCAGAAGATAGAACTAATGCTATGACTCTTTTCACTGTTAAGTTAAAAGGGTATATGTATAGACCGCTACCTGAAAAAGATTTTAAAATTGTAACTCATAATTATAAACGATATCAAATGAAAGATATCGCTACACTAGACGATCGCGTTAAAAAATTAGAGTACTATACATCTTTAAACTTCTTAGAATCTGCTGCTTCGAATCATCATATGACTGATTCTTCTGGTAATATCATGTTTAAAAATGGTATATTCGTAGATTCGTTTAAAGGTCATAATATGGCTAACGTGAATCACCCAGATTATTTGAACTCAATAGATCGTGCTGCAGGTACACTAAGACCACACTCTAATACTAAGAATGTTCCTCTACGTAGATATGCAAACGATATAGCTGAAACAGGGGGTACTGAGCCAAAGAGTTCTAAGATTGCTGAAAAGAACTCTATATACACATTACCATATACAAATACAGCATTTATTGAACAACCTTATGCTGCTGATAGTATTAAAGTTAATCCATACAATATCTTTACATGGGGTGGAGTAATGTGGTTATCACCTGATAGTGATGAGTGGGTTGATACACAGCACCGTCCTGATGTGGTTATTGATCAGGTTGGTGTATATAATTCGTTATTAGCTGTATTAGAAGAAGAAAATACATTAGGTACAGTTTGGAATCATTGGGAAACTATACATACTGGAGTTGATTCAGAACAAATAAGTAATACATTAACTCAGCTAGAAACAGCAAGCTTTGATAGTAATGGTTCTGCTCGAGCAATGGCAACTTCTACTGGTACGTTACGAGATCACTGGAATGCGGGTCAACAGAATACTGGGTTCATATCGTATGATAATCAACACATCGATGTAAATTCATTAATCAATGATCCAAACGGAGAATGGTGGGATACTGGTATTAATGATAGAAGCGGGATGAGAATACTCGTCGATGAAACAATTACAAGTGAAGTTACTTTTCATGATCAAGTAAGAGATGGCTTTAGAAATGATATAGTAATTGATACTGTTATCGAATCACAGGGTACAAAAATTGTTGAAACACAAATTGTTCCGTTTATTAGACCACGTACAATATACTTTAGAGCAGAGCAACTAAAACCTAATACTAAGTTTTATCCATTCTTTGATGGTATTGATGTAAGTTCATATTGTGTATCAGTTGCACCAAATTATGGTGTTGATGGTTTTATCGAATGGACAAAGCAAGAAGCTATTCAAAGTCTTTCTCTTTATGATAAAGCTGCTATTGATTCAACTGGTCCATTAATAACAGATGCTGGTGGTAAGCTATTTGGTAAATTCCAGATACCTAATAATGTTGCTGGCTTAAGATTTAAAACTGGTACAAGAGAGTTTAGACTTTCAGATGATATTTCAAATAACACAACGAATGAACTTTCTTATGCAGAATCTAATTATTATGCAGCTGGTAAAATTAATCACTTAGAAGAAACGATACATACAACTCGTGTTCCAAGGATTGAAACTACTCAGCTTTCTGATTCTCGTACTATTCGCGATGATGCTGTAACTAGAACTACTCAAAGAGTTAAGTATATTGATCCATTGGCACAAACGTTTATTTGTGATCAATCTGGCGGTATGTTTACAACTAAGCTTGATTTGTTTGTAGCTGCAGCTGATACAACTGGTGGTGATGTAGAAAAAGCTAGTATTCCATTACGAGTAGGTTTACGATTAGTTGAAAATGGTATACCAACTCAAAAGGCTGTTCCTGGTTCAGATGTAACAGTTTATTATAATTCGAATTCAGGTGGGCATCCAAGTGACAAATTAGTTATTGGTGATACATATACTATTCATACTTTAGGTACTGTAGGCCAATGGGCAAATGCTGGTTGGAAAGCTAATCAGGTTGGACCTAACGGTGATAAACATGGTGGAGCTGCACAAGTTGGTGATTCATTCGTTGCAACTGCTACTACTACTGATAGTACTGATGGTATAGCTAGAGCAGAAAATACATGTTATGCATCTGATATTACAACCGATGCAAGTGTTGCATGCCCTATAACATTCGAGCATCCAGTTTATCTAACAGAAGCAACTGAATATGCTATTGTATTGATTGCATCGTCTGAACTTTGGAAGATGTATTTCTCAGAAACTGGTCGATTGGATATTACAGGTTCACCTTCAACACCTGCAGCGATTGTTAAACAGCCATATAACGGTGTGTTCTTTACATCACAGAATGCTTCTACATGGTCACCTCATCAATTGAGAGATTTAAAATTCAACTTATATCGAGCTAACTTTGATGTTAATGCTAGTACAACAGCTGCAAATTATAAAGCTAACTTTGTAAATGATGTGGTTGAATCTGATAAGTTAGTTAATAATCCATTTACATACATTGCAAAACCTGATAGCAATACAACTGTAATACGTGTATTCCATAAAAATCATGGTATGTATACTGGTAATCAGTCAGGAGCTCCAAGTTCAAGTAAAAATAGTAAAGTTGTATTTACAGGTTGTGTTGCAGAAAATGGAATCGCAGCAGCAAAACTTAATGCAGCTGCAGGTCATCTTGTTCATGATATAGAACATGATTCATACTGTATTACACTAGGTGCAAGTGGAGCTGCAGTACAAGCAACTACTCTAAATATTGTTGGTGGTGGTAGTACTATATTTGCAAGTGGTAATGCTCAATATAACAGCTTATACGTCTATAACGAAAACTTCCAGCCAAATGGAACAAACTTATCATCTACTTTTGTTACAACAACAGGACGATCAATGGACGGTGATAGAGTAGGACGGCGTGGACAAGCAATGGATTATTCTCCTCTTGCTAGTTCTATTATCTCATTAAATTCGAACCAACCACTTGAGTATCCTTGTATAGTTGCATCTGAAAAGAATGAAGAACATGCAGCAGCTTTGATTGGTTCAACTTTTGATCAAAAATCATTCGGTCTTTCTGTTGCATTTACTAATGAATCAAACTTACTATCACCTATAATTGATGGTAGAAGATTTTCATTATATGCAACACAAAATAGAATAAGTGATCCAGGCGCATATAACCAATATGGACCTGATGGTGCCACAAATACAAATACCTATTATACTTCAACCGGTGATGTTACTGCTACTGCAGGAACAACTGCAGTAGCTGGATCAACTACTCAAAATAGTTATTATAATAATAATGACGCTGCGAGTGCAACAGCTGGTAGAGGTAGATATTATATACCTAATACATCACCACTCGGTGTAGATGATATAAATAATTACATAACTAAAACTGTTCGTCTAGAAGCTGGATCAAGTGAGTTAAGAGTACTTGCAAATGTATTAAGACCTTTTGATTCAAATATACATTTGTATTATAAAACATCTCCTAATCCAGATGCAGCTTTTGATTTACTACCATGGACTTATGCAGCGTCAACAAATAATATAGCAATCGAAGCTGGGTTTGACAATGTAGAATGGGTTATTGAACCATCTAAGGCGTTTACAGTATTTGCACTGAAAATAGTATTAGTTGGTAAAGATTCATCTAATGTCCCTATGGTAAGAAACTTTAGAGCAATTGCTGCAATATAATATGAAAGGCGAATATCAAAAAGTACAAGATAATCCTTCATTAATTCGTGATAAGAGCTCTGGTGCTATTATAAATATAAATGAAACTGCTTACAAGGCAAGACTAAAACAAATAGAAGAAAGTAAAAAGAATACTCAGCAAACTGAAAAGATTAATAAGCTCGAATCAGATGTTGAAGAAATTAAAAACTTATTAAAACAACTAGTGAGTAAATAATGCCTCAAAATAAAGAAACAAGAGTATCAAAAAAATCAACATTCGAAGAATGGCGTCAATCAACTAACCAAGTATCATTTGATGTTGGTCCTATTGAAAGTAATGATGATCTAACAGCTGATTCTTTAGATAAAGAAACTAGGCTTACTGATCAGGCTAAGACCGTTTCTGTAATTTCTGGGGCAGCTAGTAGCACTAATATTGATGTTGGGACTTCTGCTGGTTGGATTGGTTACAACGCATTTCATAGTGTAGGTAGTAATAATACTAAGGGATCTACTGCCCATACTAATCGTAATTATGAAGTAGTTGCGTCTGAAATCGTTGATCAAAAATTCTCAGTTGCTGCTAATGGTAATGTAACATTAGCGCCTAATACTAAAATCTGGGCAGACGATAGCATTGATGATGCACGAAACGGTGATGATGGTGGAATGTTTTTAGAAGCAAATACTTATCTTGAAAATATCACTCTTAGAGGTAAGACCGTTACGTTTAGCGGAACTGTTGATAGCACTGACTTACATTCTCGATACACTGTTACAGCCTTTATTAAATCAATTGATTCAGCTAATAATTATAACCTATTAGATGAAGTTACTGCTGTGGTTACTAGTGGTTCATTTTCTATATCACTAGATATAGAAGAAGGTTCTAATATTTTACCTCAAGCAGGATTTCTAGTTTCAGGTGTTAATGCTAATGCTGCTACTACAGCGATAGCTGATACTTCAATTGTTATAGAAAGTCTTGCACTTGCTATAAGCGCAGGAGCTAGTGAACTTATTACTGATGCGGAAGAGTTTGTTCGTGATCAATCAAATGGTTCAAATGACGTTGGTATTCGAATCGATTTAGCTCCTGACAAAAAGATTGATATGACTGCAGGTCATATTATTTTTAAAGATAATGCAGGTGAACCTACTGATTTTATTGCTGGTAACAGCATTGAACAGTATACTGGTAATAGTAGCTCAGGGGTTCGAGAGTTTGCTGCTAACATCGTAAGTGTTGTGAAGTCTGGATCTAATATAACAAAACTTCTTATTACAAACGCAGTAGGTGTATTCAATCCAGGTTTAATAATAGGTTCAGCTGATAATTATTCTACTGTAGCTCAACAAATTGCTGCTGATAAAGTTGTAAGACAAGTCACTGGTCTATTAGATCATGGTTATGTTCGAGTATATAAAACTAATAGCGGTACCACTACTAAACTAGAACAAGGTGTTGGCATAGCAAATGGATTCCATTTACCTCGAGCAACATTTGCTCTTCCAATAAACTCTACTGCTACAAATACATTACCAGCTACTTATTTGGAAGGCGAAAGAGTTTATCAAACTGCAAATAACGCAGTAGAAAGTGCTAGTAATGTTGCAACCTTTAGCGCTAAGATATTGATTGCGACAACTACTGCAAACAAATATGGTTTAGGCTCTGCCGGCGGTTTAATATTATATGATACTGATGGAACCTTTGAACCTGGTAAAAATATTAAAGGTACTATAGATCAAAATGCTGTTATAGCAGCTAGTCGATATACTGCAACTCATAATGATTGTGTAATTGATCAGACTTTCTCTTCTATTATTCGATTAAATACTCCAGCTGTTACTGGTGATTCCTTTAGTGTTGAATTCGCAAGTGCAGTTGATGCAATCGTAGAAGTACAAGACGACATTGGTAAAATAGAAGATATTGCAACAAACACTGTTCAAGCTAAATTTGGTGCTAGTGCCGGCCAAAAATCTCTTGCAACAAGTGATATAGTTACTACTTTAAATACATTGCAAGATATGATCGGCAATAGTGTATTACCAACCATTGCCAATAATACTCATTTAGTTCCAGCAAATGTAACAACGATTAGTGATTTAGCTAAAAACATAGTGACCTTTATTGGTGATACTGATTTATCTGATGCTGCATTAGGTGCTACAGCCAATGCATCTTCTACTCTTACTGATGCGATTACAGCAATTAAAACCTTTATTGGTAATACAGATATTTCTGATATCACTACTGGTGAAAATATTACTACTACTATTGCACAGCTTCATGATGAAGTCGGTGATGTAACAACACTAGATGCAATCGGTACGGCAACTGCTGGTGGATTTGATACCGAAGTTCTTACAACAGCTCTTATTGAATTAAGAACTCTTGTATGTCCTGGTGATATCGATGATGCTCAGACCGCATTGTCTGCTAATGCGGAAGATGCTGCTAATTTTGCCGCGACTACAAATACTGATGGTATTGTTGAAATACAAAAAATTATTGGTAATAGAACAGGTCTTGATCAGAATACTCTTGGTGATGTTACTGACACACCAACAAATATTGTTACAGCAATTAATAATATTAAAGCATATATTGGTACGACTGTAGGCATTTCTAATATTAAAACTGGTACAGATGATGATACAATTACTGGTGCAGTTAAACAATTACATGACGAAATTGGTGAACAAGCACTGACTGCTGGAACAAATTATAATACAAATGTAGGAACATTATCACATGCTATCCATGGTATTCAGGCAATGCTTGGTGATGTAGATGTTAGTGGCATTGGTGGTGCAGATAATATATCTTCTGCTGTTAATAAAATACACGCAGAGCTTGGAGATGCAGATAGTTTAAATGCTAATCCCGTTACTGCATTAAATGCTGGAACAACTGATGGTACTGGTGGATTTAGAAATACGACTGGTGCATCTGATGCAACTGTTGTATCGGCTTTAACAGAATTAAGACAAGCATTACTTGGTGATGGTATTAATCTGGCTGTAGTTGGCTCAGCTGCTCGAACTGATACTACTATATCAGCTACAATTGCTTTAGCGAAAGCAGACCTAGCTAATTTAAATGGTTATAGTAAAACAAATATTATCGACTCTATTCTAGAAATTCAAGAGTTACTTGGTGATATCACTTCACTTACAAGTGCTACAAACGATTTTAATACAGCAAATGTTGTTGCTTCTTTAGTAGAATTAAAAACAGCTCTTGTTGGTGCTGATGATCTTACAGATACAATTGCTACTTTAAATACTGTTGATGGTGGTGGAACAGACTTTAATACTGGTAACGTTGTTGATGCAATTAGAGAAATACAAACAGATATTGGTACATTAAGTTCATTAGCATCTACACCTTTTGCTGTTGATGGTAATATTGAAGGTTCTTATACTAATACAACATTTAAAGATATTATTGCAAGTACAAATGAATATATTGGCGCAGCTAATATTGCACCGATATCAACTGCTAACAATACAATTACTGGTGCTTTAGTACAATTACATGATGAACTTGGATCTATCAGTAATTTTAAATTAGGTTCAACTGCCAATCGATCTAAAACTTATGCTTCAGGTGGAGCAGATGGAGCTACTACAGTTACAGTAAATAATGTAGCTGGATTGGTAGAGGGAATGTCCGTGACTGGTACTAATATTCCAGCCGGTACAAGAATTCAAAGTATTAGCAATAATACAATAACACTTACTCAGGCCATTTCCGGTGGCGCTACATCAGGATCTCTTGTATTTAGAACAGAAGATGTTCAAGCAGCGGTATTAGCTAATGCTACAAATATTGGAGAAACCGATCAATTAGACGATGAAGTTGGTTATACTAAACAAATAATTGCTCCTGCAATTAAAGAGATTCAGCAATTAATTGGTGATATTCAGGATAATAACGAAGCACCTATTTTAAATAGTGCTAATACACGTATTACTCGTGATACTGATGCTGCAGTAAATGCTAGTGCAACTACGATTCCAATGGCCGATACAACTGGTATCAAAGTAGGTATGAAAGTTAAAAATACCGAATCGGGTCGCACAGGAAGTATTGCAGCCGGAACTTTAGTTACAACTGTTAATGTTGGCGTAAGTATTGTTGTAGATACAGATGTTGTTTCAACAATTAATAGTGGTGATACTTTACAATTTGATTCACCCACTGTTGTAAATGCTGTTAGAACAATTGATGCACGTATTGGTCAACAAGTTACTCCAGCAAACATGGGTACAGCTGCAACTACATTAGTAACAGCAATTAAAGAAATTACTGATGAAATTGGTAATGTAACTGCAGGTAACCTAGGTACTACATCATCTACTATTACAACCGCAATTAAAGAAGTAGTTGATGGTACTGGTGCAGCAACGGTTACAGTTAAAACCATTGCTAGTCAACAACCAACTGGTAAATTAGATAAAGTATCTGCCACAGCACAAACAATACTTGGTGATATTAACTTTAATTCACCTGGATCTGGTTCAACAAATACAACTACGTTAACGTTTGGTGCAAATACGGTTCTTGATGTTTCGGCCGGTACCTTAAAAATGTCATCAGACGCTGCTGGTGTATTTAATGTTTCAAGTGCATTTATAAACCTACAACCTTCAGCAAACACTGGAGCAGGTTTACAGGTTGATCGTAGTGTGATTACTGGTGCTACTATTGAAACAGATGAAGATGCAATTATACAGTGGATAGAATCTTCTGTTAATAATAATGATCCGGCATCAGCTCATAATACTAGCGATATTGCATGGCACGTAAAAGGTCTAACATCAGCAACAAGTCCAGCTGATTATAATAAACCTAACGTTGATTTCCAAAATGCCTACCGTCTATTTAGTATTGGTACAACTAATGTTGCTAATAGCATGTCTAATGTGACAGTTACATGGGATTCTACAAATCATAACTTTGATGTTTCATTAAACGATACAACTACTGATATGACTTCAGGCAGTGATGCAGGTAATGCTACTTATGGTACTACTGCTAAGATTCCACAAATTACAGTTGATCGTCAAGGACGTATCTCTGCAATGGATGAAGTGGATATGGCCAACTTCCTCGGAACGTTTAATGTCCTAGGTGATAGTGGTACTCAACAAGCAGTTGTACAAGGTGATAATGTTAAATTTGCTGGTACTTCAGGTGAAATTGAAACTGCCGTAAATCTTGTAAGTGGTACAAAAACTGTAACAATCGGATTACCTGATAACGTAGATGTTGATGGAACCTTTGGCGCAGCTGGAAACGTAAATCTTGTAAGTGGAAACGCTGCAAGTAGTACAATTACACTTGGTGGATCAAATACGACTACTACTGTTGCTGGTACTCTTAATATTCCAGGAATACTAAATGTAACTGGTACAAATAACTCTGTTACAGTATCTAACACAACAATCACTGGTGATGCTCTTGTTTTAAGAACTGAAGATGATTCAGTGCCTGCTAATACTGATACTCCTAAGTTTGTTATTAACAGAGGATTCAGCGCAATTAAGAATACTACTCAACTTGTAGCTGGTAAACGATATAAGATTGTAAGTGGTACTGGATTTACTTCATTAGGTGCAGATAATAATCTCGCAAATACAGTCTTTACAGCAACAGGCGCAGGTTCAAGTAATACCGGTACGGCTAAGCTTCAAGTAGATGAAGCAGCAATTGTATGGCAAGAGGAATATGATCAGTTCTTGCTAACACGTGGTGGTGATTTTGGTGGAGTTAGTACTAATACTCAGCAAGGTGCAATCATTGCTCAAGGCGATACAATTGGATCTGCTACGAAGTTTACTCCTGCGACAAATAGTGATAATGAGGATAAACAAGTACTCTTTGCAGATGTTACTGGTTCTACTTCACAGCTTCAAAGAAATACTGGTTTATTATTTAATCCAAGTACTAATAAGCTTACATTAAGTAGTGGCCAATTAGATCTTGGTTATTTCAAACATCTTAACAATAAAAGTCATATTCATTCTAACACCAATCTATTACCATTAGAAATAAGCTGTGGTGGTGCGAGTGACAGTCAGGTACTGAAAGTCGGTGTGGGAGATACCGAAGCTACATTTAATTATATTGAAGATACATCAAGTGAAGGTAAAAATGTATTCGGTAAATATAGATTCCTCTTAAACGGTAATCATGCTGATGCTGATGAAATAACCGATCGAATAGGACTTGAAATCGATCAAGATAAAATTACTGCACGTGGGTTGGAGGTTAACACTAATGGTATTGATGTTACTGGCAACTCTGATTTGAAGGGTGATTTAAATCATATTGG